GTAACGGAAATGATACCAAATGCACCGATTACGGTGCAGAAGAGTATGCGAAAGGCGCGCGGACGTGTGTTAACGTCTGGCGATGCAGGAAAAATCCTGCCCTTGAAATACGAGTGGTTACACCGTGAAGACGGTGTGCAAAGTGGCAAAATCCGTGTCAACGTTGAAATGATGGAAACATCAGAAATGTTGATGAACGGAGTTGGCGTAACATGTTACGCGCACTTTGTACCAATGTTAGCGTTTGACCGGTTTAACGGTTCAATGAATGAATTGAACGCAAGTTATAAAAAGGAAAACGGTGTAGCGGGTAGCGTAGTTCCGTTTTTTGAGACGAACAAGTATTTTTATATAACTCAAGGAACTACTGCTACTTTTGTAAGTCCTGAGCTTATGGATACTTATTCGGATGGTTCATATTCAAATGATTTGTACCAAACGCTTGGTATTCATTTTCAAGGCGATGATTTTAATATGACTGTGGTTGAAGCGTATAATGCGGTTGTTAATCATCGGCGTAAAGCACGGTCAAAATCATTACCGTTAAGAAATGCTTATGACCATTCATTGGCAGAGGCGTTTTGGATTAACAACGGTATGCAAAATATTGTACCAGATTTTGATCAGGCGTTAATTGACGGTGAAGTAAGTTTGCAAGGACTAACGTTTAAAGCGCCGGTTCGTTCATCTGGTTATCACGAGTATTATGCAGTTCGTGGTGCATCTAATGGTTCGAGTGTGACAGATATTGGAACTCAAACGGCGCCAGATGGAACATCAATATCTAATACATTGGCATGGAATGATGTATGGGCTGAATTGACGTCGGGCGGTAACGCTACGATGTCATTAGCAGATATTGACCAAGCACGTAAAACAGCAAGTTTTGCGAAGTTGCGCCAAATGTACGATGGCATTGATGATCAGTATTTGATTGATTTGTTAATGAGCGGAATTCGGGTACCCGAGGAAGCTATGAAGCAACCAATTTTGTTAGGCAAAAGCCAGCAAATGATTGGGTTTAATCAACGGTATGCAACAGATGCAGCTAATTTGGACGAAAGTGCTACAAATGGTTACGCAACATTAGATATGAGTATTCGCACGCCTGCGATGAATACTGGTGGCGTAATTATGATTACTGCAGAAATTGTCCCAGAACAGCTGTGGGAACGTAAGAAAGATTATTTCTTATACACAACTGATCCAGATACCCTGCCCTCGTATTTACGAGATTTTTTAGATCCTGAAAAGGTGGCAGTGGTTAAAAACGATCATGCGGATGTGAATCACGCAACGCCAGACGGTACGTTTGGTTATGCTCCACTTAATCATGAGTGGCAGCGTGATTTAGTAAACGTAGGTGGTAAGTATTACCGGCCATCAAATGATGCGTTTGACGAAGATCGAGCAAAAATTTGGTCTGCAGAAGCAACAAACCCAACGCTGAACGAAGATTTTTATCTTTGTACAGGGTTACACAAAAAAGTGTTTGCAGATCAAACTGCAGACAGTTTTGAGATTACAGCAATGACAGACATGAACATTGTTGGAAACACGGTGTTTGGTGCAGGTCTGCAAGAGGCAGACGCAACCTCAGATTACGACGCGATTACGGCGGATGTGGATAGCACCCGTATCGATAAGTCGTAACAGGTAGGGGGGTGCCTCCCGCCCCCCTGCCCTTTTAACATGAAGGAAAAAACAGATGAAAACGTTCAAAAATGGTCCATTGGCCGATTGGAAACAGATAGAAGCGGGTCAGATGATTCCATTTTTATCGAGCAAGGCACGGCGCGTAAAATTTCAGATTGTAGCGAACAGCCCAATAGAGATATGGGCGGGTACAGACGACCAGCTATCAGATGGGGTTCTGATTGGAGCATCAAGCGACAAGGTTCAAGTTGAATATACGTGCGTAGGTAATTCATATGTAATGATAAAAGCTGAGAAAAAATCAGCGGTATACATCAATGCACCTGATATCGATCAGACGATAGCAGAAAGTGAGAAGCCAAGTTTCACAAGCATTGAGCCACGCGTTAGAAATAACACAGACGTGGACCGTATGATGCAGTTGTTGAAATACAACCAGCAACAGAACGAAGCAATGTTGGCCAAGGAGCGCGAAAATATGCGCGCAGAGATGGCAAAACGTTTTGCTGAGCAGCCAAAAGCGGAAACGGTAACAGAAGAGGCCCCAGCAGATGATTCAGGAGCTGAGACCACTTCTTAGGTTCTTAAGGTTGGTGCGGGTGTTAGACCGCATCAACCGCAATAAAAATTCTAAGGATGAATTTGTAAGTAAGGACCACGTTGAAGCCGCAAGAACGCTTGCAACGACGAAATACAAATCAGTAACAAAAGCATATGATTTCGATGGTGTACATCCA